CCACAGCCGGCACCCTCCCCCGCCCCGACCCCAGAGGTAATCCCCATGTCCGACCGAGAAGAGCGCCGAGAGGAGCGCAAGAGCAACCGGAAAGCCCGACGAGAGCAGCGCAAGGTCGTGCGGCAGGAGTTCGCCAAGAACGCCGCACTCTGGATCGCGCGCTACCGTGAGGCGTTGGCCGATGCGATCCGAGAGGGCGATACCGAGATGGAGGCCCGAGAGGAGGCGCTGCAGGAGGCGCTGGAGTCGTTCATCGACTACCTCGTCAACCTGCTCTCTCGCTCTGCGACCTCCAGCACTGAGGGCCGGATGCGGATCATCCACGACCCGCGCATCCGAAGCGCCATGGTGTCCGCCATCGCCAGGACCTTCCGTCGACTCCTCAAGAACGCGGTGCAGAACGTCGAGATCGCCCGCACGGCCGCAGGGCTGCTCACCGACAAGAGCGCAGGCGATCAGGGTGGCGGGCTGCTCGGCGCCTTCGCTGACCTCCTCGACGGCGCTCCCGAGGTGGTCGAGGCTCCGCACCGCGACCCGATCATCCCGAACCGCTCCCCCTCTCCGGTGGCCGGCATCCCCCGCGCACCCATCCCGACCGCTCCGGATGGTGAAGTCATCGAGGTGCCGGGATGATGTGGCTGTTCCTGCTCGCTTGCGCCTGCACTGGTCAGGCTGACGCTGACGGTGCGCCGCCGTTCCCTGACGGCCTGCCCTCGGATGCTGAGCCAGCGGACGACCTCGGCACCGTCGCAGAGCTCATCGAGGAGCCGGAGGCCCCCTCCATTGTCGCGGTGGACCGCGCTGCCGTCGAGGACCACGCTGCACCCTCCCCGCTGGAGCTGCTCGACGCTGACGCAGGGCTGGAGGACGTGGCGTACGTCGAGGCCCCGGAGATCGTGGATGCGGACGGCGTGCGGGTTGCCCCCGTTGCAGACCCGACCACGACGCAGCGATACCTGCCGCCCCATCCGTGGCTCAGGCTGGCGGACGAGATCGCCGGGGCACTCGCCGCGCTGGCTGCAGCAATCGCCAGCCTGGCAGCGTTTATGTGGAAAGTGTGGCCGCTGCTGCTGGAGATCCGCGACGACCAGCGCAACCGGCGTGACGAACCCACCCCCCAGCCGATGCCGACGCCCTCCCGCGAGGACGTGGAGAGCATCACAAAGCTCGCCCTGGAGCACACCCGCATCAGGCAGGAGCACGCCGCCAGCCAGGCAGAGAACGAGCGCCTGTCGGCTGCGGTGACAGGCTACGAGCAGGAGCTGCAGCGCCTCCGGTCGGCCAGCTCCCGGCGTCTCGCCGCTCAGTCCTCAGTCAGCGATGAGATCGAGGACGTGCAGCGCCGCGGCAGCGAGTGGATCGTCGGGTGATCCTGCGCTCACTGCTGGTCCGCCTCGGCTGGCGTCCTCGCAACGGGTCGCGGGAGTCTGCCAAGGCGGCACTGCTGCGCAAGGTCAGGGAGGATCGCGAGGCTGTCGAGGCAGGCCAGGCTGCGGAGGCAGAGCGCAACCGACCCCCACCAACGCGAGAGGAGCTGATCGAGCGGGGCATCCTACTCGAACTCCGCCCGCCCATGCCGTTCCCTGCCAAGCTCAATCTTCCACCGGGCGGGGATGACTACTGGCGCGCCGCAGGGCTGATGCGCGGCAGGGATGATGTCCCGTTCGCTATGGTGCAACTCCTCCCGGACGACGTGTTCTGGCTCAACGAGGCGATGTTTCCGCAGTACGAGTGGGCTCAGGTCATGATCGGTGATCGACTGACCGAGGTTCAGCGCATGGGCAATGAGTTGTGCATCAAGAACCCCCCGCGCGGCGCCGGGCCGGGGTGCTGGCTCAAGCTGTATTGACCTGCCCTTGTCGCCCGGGTACACTTCCCCTGGAGCACCAAGGGGGCCGCCCTGAATGGACATGGTGTGCGGGTTCGATTCCCGCTGCTCCAATCTGTCATGATGACATGACCGACCCCCAACCCTCAGAGGCTGTGCGCACAGTCAGCGAGCCAGTTGGGTTTAGGCCAGAGTCAGGCTTGTGGTGGATGGCGCCAATCTGACACAGGCTGCGGGATTATCCCCCGCTCAGGGCGCACCCCTTCCTGAACCCCTGCCCACAACCAACTGGCAGGGGTTCTCTCGTTGGGCTATGGTTCGGGCACCTACACCGTTCTACTGAACCAGCTTTAAGCAAGGGGAAGTGAGCACCAGAGACGCCGCCTCAACCGGGCGGCGTCTCGCTGTTTCAGTGCCGCACCGTGCAGCCTTTGAAGATCCCGCAGCAGACAAAGCCGCTGACAGGGTCCCCTGCCGGGTTGTTGCCGGTGAAATCAAACACCATCGAGTCCGACCGGCTGCACCGCATCGTGATGGCGCTGGAGCCGGTGATCTCGCTTTGAGAGTAGCCGGAAGCGCTGAGTGCATCGAGTGCCCGAGAGTCGCCAGGCAGGGCGCTGAAGTAGCCCGCGACGAGCACGCCAAGGAACATCAGGAACAGAAAGAAGCCGAACGCGTCATCCATGGGTTGTGTACTCCAGTCGGGTGGTTTTATTTCGCGTCGACTTGCACCAGTCGCAGCCATCCGTCCCACACCGCTCGCAGCACCGGCATTGGGTTTCGCCGCACCAGAGACAGCCGTGGTACCAGAACCAGAGGATGGTCACTGGACCTCCTCCAGGATGGAGACGGCCCCGCCGAGGAACACCTTGGTGTCGGCGTGCTCGATCCAGAACCACGACAACACGCCGCGGACGTTGGCTGACTTGATGCCTGTCACCACAGGTCCGCCATGCGCACCCTCGGGGAATCCGTGGCTGACCCACGACTGGCCGGTGATTCGATATCGCCCGATCGCGTCACTGCACCGGACAATGCGCCCACTCTGGCTGAGGAAGTCGTCAGTCTTGGGGCGGTACCTCCAGACGGGGTTGTCCTTCATGGCGGCGGCGATTGCTTCAAGCGTTAGTTTTTGACCCATCGGTTCTCCTTAGATTGGGCTGGTGATGGTGTGAATGATGAACAAGAGGCTCAGCACGACGAGCGCGACCTCCGGCAGTAGTGGCTTGATCACGATGTCCCAGAATGCGGGGTCGGAGAGGAGGCCCATCACGCACCTCCGTTGAGTTCTGCCTGGATTCGGAGGATCACATCGCCGTACTTGTACCCTGCGACGACCTCCGGCTTGGCGACCTGGATCGCCCGCCTCGCCTTGGAGCCGTGCCGGGGCGGGCGGCTGGGGTTCTCTCGGGCGTGAAAGTTCATCGCAGACCGACAGCTCGGACAGACTCCGGACGGGCCGGCGCGGTGACTCAGGCAAGCACCGCATCGAGGGCCAATGCGGCTGTCCCGCGCGCCATCGGGGATCTCCGGCGCAACCACGGCGATCTCCTCGCCTCGGCACCGAGCGCAGGCCCAGCGCGTCTCGGGCACCCGGAAGCCAGGACCGCGAACCTTGACCTTCTCGACTCCTGCCAGGCGACCGCATCGAGCCCCGGCGCCGTTGACGATCATCATGCATATGGGCATTACAGGGACTCCAGGGCGTCGAAGAGGTCGACCAGCGGCTGGTAGTGCGGCATGACGTGAACGAGGCCGAGCATGTCGATGTCCTGCCTTCTCGCCTTGAACAGCTCCCGATTCTCCGGGTGGCTCAGCACCTCGACGAGCGGGGCCAGCGCATCCTGCAGGGCATCGACGGCTTTGGTGAGGTCTTCGACGGCAGCAGGATCGCCGTACCGGGTGGCGTCGGGGAGGTTGCCGTTGATGGCGGTGAGGAGGTCTGGGAGATTCACGCTGCCGCCTCCTCGGGAATGTTGATGGACGCAACGGCATCAAGGATCACAAGCAGTGGCCCCTCGCTGGTCTCAACATTGAATGCACCCGGCAGTTTCCTTGCTGTGATCACCTGATCGATCAGGTGATCCCTCATCTCGGCGCTGATCCCGTAAGTAGCCCATCCCCCGCCCTTATACGTGATGCACAGTTTGTAAGTCATGGTTCTCTCCTTGGTTTTAAGCGGCACGTTCGCCGCTCATGTCTGCAATCAGGTCCTCGATGGCGCGCAGCATGTGCTCACCGCTGTGGGTGCCGCCGGTGCGGCTGGACCACGCCCACAGCAGGCCGCGCATGTACTGGATCATGCGATCCAGACTGCATCCGTCCTGGCTGAGCTTCCATGCCCATGCCCAGTAGTTGGTGTAGCCAGGCACTGGATGCCGGCGCGCGGCCCACTCATTCCGCGATGGGAACTCGTCCGCGTGGTAGTAGCTCTCCCGCAGCGAGGACACGTCCGCACCCATCCACAGCATCGCCAGCCAGAGCGCCCGCTTGCACCCGTTGATCTCCAGGTTGAGGCGCTTTGCTGCGGTGCGCTGGACGTCCGCCTGCCACTGCTGGGGCGCGCGATAGCACTTCACCCTGAGTTCAGCCTCTCGGGGGGCGGTGATCCGGTTGATCTCGACCAGCAGGTGACCGGTCTTCGCAGTGATGCGATGGGTGAAGTGAGGGCGCGGTGCGTGGTCGATTGCGCCGGCCCGCGGGCTTCCATCCTTGCGCAGCATTGCAGCCCACCGGGGGGACTCGGTACACCCGTAGCTCTGCGCAAGATTCGCAGCGTGTGCTTGCAGTTGCCAGCGCCTGGGCATGCCGGGGATGGCAGCGGTGCGCTCAGCGACCGCCCGGCGGCATTGGTGTTGGTAGTTGCTGATACTCATGGGTGCGATCCGTAAATGCAGCCCCGATAGGGCTCGCGAGTGTCAGCGTAGTCCTGGAGGCCGAGGCCGAACATCGACCCGAAAAGCACCACAACCCCAAAGATGAACACTTGGCCGGTCTTGGTGCCATCAGCCCACCACGCAACCAGCATCCCAAACCCTGCGGAGAGCAGGACGGTGACGATGAAAATGTAGGGCAGGACCGGCATCATCAGAGTAGTCCGAAGATTCGGGCGCGTGGGCCGGTGCGGGTGGTGCCGAGCGCCTCCATCTGCTCGTCGATGTCGGAGATGATGCCCTTGAGGGTCATTCCGTCCCGCAGGGCGTCTCGGACGTGGAATGGGGCGGCCACGTACTGTGCGTAAAAGAGCCAGTTGAAGTGCCCCGAGGCCTTGTGGTCCCACTCACCCCAGTCCGCAGACTCCATCTTGCGGGCCAGCGAAGCACGCTCAGCTTCCGAGTCGCAGAGGATTACCAGCTCAATCGTCCGCTCTGTGCGTGGGTTGTAGCAACTGGTCCAGCACCGCAGTGCAAACCTGCCGGGCTCCCGGCTCTGGTTGTGGTGGTCGTAGTGGAATGGGTTCATCATCGGAGGCTCACGGGACGGGTGCTGGCGGTCGCCGCCTCACGGGTGGCGTCAAGGATGGACACCGGCATGCCAGCACGCAGGGCGTCCTTGATTGCTCGCTGGTAGCGCTTGCCGGTCTCCTCACAGGGGTTGCTTGCGTACCCCTTGGCTGCTGCGCTGAGGCGGTCGGTGAGGTCCTGTCGGTTCTGCATGTCGTTGGCGGTCATTGTTGCTCCGGGTTGGTGTCTGGATTGTATGGCTGTGAGGTGAGGTCGTCAACCGGATAGCGAATAAAATAGTTGTTGACCGAATACGACACCCGATTACAATGGGGGCACAAGGAGAGAAGATGAGCCAAACAGAGAAACTAAGGCTGTGGGTGGTCGGCAAGGTTGCCGCCTCCGGCCTCACGCAAACCGCCATCGCTGAGCAGCTCGGCGTCAGCCAGACCAGCGTGAGCAACACCCTGCGAGGGCACTACTCGATGGGGCTTCGCTTCTACCTGCGCCTGGCAGGCGTGTGTGGCTTCGACGCTGCTGAGGGCATCCTTCACGCACAGGGTCGCATGGTGCCGGACTGGAAGCGGGAGACGACATGACCATCGAAGATGACCGCGCCCTTTTGTCGCACCTGCGGAGGCGGTATTTCTACCTACGTGGGCGCGGCGAGGCCGCGCCCACCCTTGCGGAGATGGCTGAGTCCATCCAACTCCTTGAGCGTGCAGTTGAGCCTGTTCCCGAGGCTACTGTGCTGCCGTGGGATCGCCTGCTCGGCACGATGCCGGACTCGAAGGTTGCGGGGATCTTCGACGTATCCGAGGGCACTGTGCGCCGGCGGCGCTCCAGCCTCGGTGTTGAGCCGTACCGGCGCCCAATGGCGCAGCCTCGTCCGTGGGATCACCTGCTCGGGACCATGACCGACAGGGCACTGTCCGAGGCTGTGGGGTGCTCGCGGGGTGCTGTGTGTCGCCGCCGACACCACCTCAAGATCCCACCATACAGGAGGCATTCATGACCATCGAAGACGACCGCGTACACCTCGCCCGCCTCATCAAGCGGCGCACCTACCCCCAGCGGCGCGGCTTCCCGCCCGCCTTGCTGGCTGACCTCACCGAGCGCATCGACGCGCTCACGGCACGAATCAACGAACAGGAGACGACATGAGAACCAGACCAGAGCCCCTCGACGCGCAGGAGATGCGCGACTACTTCGACAAGTCCCGAATCCTTGGAGCTGCCGGGAAGACTGCCGACGGCACCCAGGTCAAGCGGCTCTTCAAGGAGGGGGCGGAGTTCAAGGTCACCCGGCGCTATCTCGTTGAGCCTGTTCGCTGGGAGGAGGTCTACAGCGGCGATCTGTCCGGCGCGGTCAACTTCTACAACGGGATGGGCTGAGGCATGAGCGGAATCGACCTGAACGACCTCCGGAAGACCGGCGGCATCATCAAGCTACAGGGGCGTGAGTTCGTCACCTACTCTGGCCTGCTGGTCACCTCGCACAGCAACGGGCTGAACACCATCGAGCCGGTTCTGCTCGACTGGAACGCAGAGCAGCAGTCGGCAGTGTTCAAGGCGACCGTGAGCGGCGAGCGCGGCACCTTCACCGCCCACGGAGACGCCGACCCCAACAACGTCAAGCGGGGCATGGTCGGCGCGGTCCTGCGCATGGCAGAGACGCGGGCAGTGTGCCGGGCGCTTCGGATGTACCTCGGCATCGGCATGACCGCGCGGGAGGAGCTGCCTGGCGATGAGCCGGCTGAGCGCAGCCCGCAGCCCCGGCGCGCCCCCCGGCCCGCAAAGGACACCGTGGGCTCCCTGGAGTGGACCTACAGCGCCCTGAACGCTGCCGGCGTCAGCATCAACGAGGTTGACGCCTACATTGCCGCACAGAAGGGCTGGGGGACCATCAAGGACTGGAAGGCCGTCGAGCGTGAGCAGTTCGTCAAGGACGTGAGCAAGGGCCAGCACCCCGACCTCTATAGCATCGACAGCAAGGAGACGGCGTGAACCCCTTCGAGCGCTTCCAGGCGCACCAGCACGCCCTCGCAGCCGCCGAAGAGGCCCGCAGCATCAACCCGCATCCCCCGCTCTCCGTCGAGTGGTACGCCCACGCGCTCAAGGTGATGGAGCGGGAGAAGCACGAGGCTGAGACGCGGCTGGAGGAGTCCCGCCGCCAGGTCGATTTGTTGCGGGAGGAGCTGCAGGCTGCGCGGATCATGATCCACCGGCTGCAGATGGATCGCGAGGTGACATCGTGAGCCACTGCATGATCGACATCGAGACGCTGAGCACTCAGGCAAACGCGCACATTCTCACCATCGCGGCGCGCGTGTTCCACCCTCACGAGGGTCCGCTCTGGGAGCCGCTGGAGCTGTCTGTGTCCATGGCGGACCAGGGCCGGCACATCGACCCCGGCACGGTCGCATGGTGGGGTCAGCAGTCACCGGAGGCCCGCGCGGCAGCGTTTGGCGATGGCCCCACCCTTGCCGCGTGTCTTCGCAGCCTCTGGGATTGGATGAAGTTCACCGAGTCGCGCCGGGTGTGGTGCAAGGGGCCATCGTTCGATGCGGTGATCCTGGAGGACGCCTACCGGCAGCTCCAACTCGGCTGCCCCTGGCGGTTTCATCAGGTGCGCGATGTTCGCACCATCGTAGAACTGGCGGGCATCAAGCTCCCCCGGACATCCACAGAGCACGACGCTCTTGCAGACGTTGATCATCAGATCGCTGAGGTGGTCGCAGCCTACAAGGTACTCCGATGCTGAGCGCAGCCGATGCCGCCGCCCGACTCGGGGCACTCCTGCGCAGGGAGCGTCGAGCAGCCGGCTACAGCATCGAGGACCTGTCGTGGTACGGCGATGCGCACCGGTCGGACATCACCGCCCGACAGGGCGGCAACCACCTCGGCGCCCCCGGTGAGACTGTTCGCCTCCTCCGCGTATGCTGCCCCTCGCACTCAACGCTGGAGGAGGCAGAGCGCCTCGCTCTCCACATCCAGCGGAGCCAGCCATGACCGCCGTACTCCTCACCCTCGTCGTGGTCCTGACTCCCCTGTGCGCTGGGCTGGCGTGGAACGCAAGGCGGTGGCACGCTGTGGCTGAACCTGGGCGATAGCTACGGAGACAAGCAACTCATAGGCATCCCCTGGCGTGTCGCATTCGCCCTCCAGGCTGACGGCTGGTATCTCCGCAGTGACATCATCTGGCACAAGCCCAACCCGATGCCTGAGAGCGTGAAGGATAGGCCGACCAAGGCGCATGAACACGTATTCATGCTCTCGAAGAATGCGCGGTACTACTGGGATCAGGATGCGGTCAGGGAGGAGAGTGAGCACACGTACAAAGCCGGGGCCCTGACCGCTGGATACTCGACGGGGAGCGGTCGATGCGACGGGACGCCGCATCGGGCAGGAATCGGCTTCGGTGTCGCAGAGAAGGGCAGAAACATCCGATCAGTCTGGACGATCCCCACCCAGCCATTCCCCGGCGCTCACTTCGCAGTCATGCCGCCCGCCCTCGCAGACCGGTGCATCCGTGCTGGCTCTGCCATCGGTGACACCATCCTCGATCCGTTCTCGGGAGCAGGGACCACCGGCATGGTCGCGCGCCGTCTCCAGCGTCAGTACATCGGGATCGAACTCAATCCGACGTTCGCGGACATGTCACGCAGTCGGATCGACTCAGATGCTCCGCTGTTCAATCGCTGAAGCATAACGACCGTTCAGAAACCCGCCGTGCTATAAATAAATGGAGGCGACCAGCTCACTACTTCCGGTCGCCTCCAGCGAGGTTCACATGAAGCATAACACACCCGACGCGATGGCGTCTAACCGCACACGTGCATCCCTCGGGGAGCAGTGGATGCCAGTCCCTACGAGGCTGGTTGACGCGCTCATCGAGGCACCTTCCGCCCGTCGTCGCATGTGGGCCGTTGCCTACCTGCTCCTCTGGCTGCTCACCTTCCGGCGCAAGTCCAAGGGAGCCCCGGCGACCCTCGGAGAGCTGGAGGCATGGAGTGCCACCAACAGCCGGCAGCGCACGGTCAAGGCTCGAAAAGATGCTGCCTCGGCTTTTGAGCAGTGGACCGATCGCGGACTGCCAGTGGACAGGAAGCGGACCGCTGGTAATGAGGTTGAAACACGCAAACCAGAGCCCGATGGACTGCCAGTGGACAGGAAGCGGACCGCTCACGCGGGCGCGGATCTACATCCTACAGATCTACAGGATTACAAAACCCCCTGTAGTCCCCCTGCTGGGGACGCTGTTGAGAAGCCTGTGGATTCTGTGGGCAAGCCCCCCGCCAAGAAGCGCAAGCGGTCCACAGCCATGACGCTGGAGCAGATCGCAGCGGTACAGGTCCCCGACCTGCTCCAGAGCCTGCCCGGCTGGCCAGAGGCATGGGCTGCGTACTGCGGACATCGCCAGGACCTCAAGGCGGCAGCGCGCTGGAAGAAGCCCTCACAGGTCGAGCGCATGTTGACGCACCTGGTTCGGGAGCACGGCAAGGGCAACACAGGCATCGTAGACGCCCTCCACCAGTCCGCAGCGTCTGGATGGACTGGAGTGTTCCCAAAACCCGCTGAAGGGGGTCTGGTGGTCCTGCAAGGCGGTGCCAGCCACATGAGCGCAGACGAGGCGTATCGGATGCTTGCTGAGTGTTGGGGCAACATCTACCGCCGACAGGCTCCCCATGAGCGGACCGGGTGGCGGCTGTGCCCGGACGATCTGCGGGTGGACGCTGCGGTGCTGGCCACAATGCAAGAGGTCCTTGATGCACCATCCACCGGCAGCGCCTGGCTGCGTGCTCGGGATCTGCGCAAGGGCTACGAGGCGAACCAGTTTGAGCGCGCTTTCAAGAAGGCATTCCCCCGACACTGGCAGCATCAGGTTGGACTTGAGGTGGCGTCGTGAGCAACATGAGCAATCCCGCTGAGCGTCACAGCCTCGAATCCGAGCGCGCCATCCTCGCAGCCATCTTCTGCTCGTACGGCGCTGAGCTGGTGGACATCCGAGCCAGCGGCCTGGAGCCCCGCGACTTCTACCGCGATGCGAACCGCAAGCTCTACGAACTGCTGTGCGAGCGCGCCGACGCCGGCCAGAGCATCGAGATGGCAGCTGTTGTTGAGGCCATCTACCTGACCGGTGATGCGGACGCCTATGGCGGCATCCAGCACGTCTCCGCCATTGCGGATCACTCCCCGCTGATGGTGGATGACTCCATCGAGGCTGTGGTGGCACTGGCGGTCTGCCGCAGGGCTGCGCGCATGGCTCCGTGGCTCATCGGCCTGGCGTCCCAGCCCATCCGGGGGCGTCCCGGTGAGCATGTCGCTTCGATGGTCGACAAGATCGAGACGGCGACCGGGAGGCTGCGTCACTCCCGCCCCAACGCAGGCACTGACGCATCCGATGGTGCACGGGCGGTCCTTGACCTGCTCGACAACCCGCAAGCCGCTCACATGGCCTCCACCGGCATCGACACCCTCGACGACGTGGCCCCCGGCATCCTCGCACCCACAAAGCTCATCGTGCTCGCAGCCCGCACCGGCATGGGCAAGTCCATGGGCGGCGTGACCCTCTCGAAGAACTCCGCAATGGCGGGTCATCGAGTGGAGTACATCACCCTGGAGATGGACGAAGTAGAGCAGCACCAGCGGTACATCGCACAGGTCTCCGGCGTCGGCCTCGGCAAGGTGATCGGCAAGGTGCGCGCCACCCCATCCGACATGCAGCGGATTCGATCTGGGGCAGCGGAGTACAGCGCCCTGCCCATCAATGTGCGCGGTCGGGGCATCTACACCATGACCGAGATCAAGAGCCACATCCGGTGCCAGCACGCCGCACACGCAGACACCGACTACCCATTGCGCGGTGTGGTTGTTGACTACATCGGGCTGATGACTCCGGATCGCGGAGAACGCCGCACCGATGCGGTCACCCGATGGATCGTCGGATTCAAGGAGCTGGCCAAGGAGCTGGGGATCTGGATTCTGGTGCTCGCACAGGTCAACCGGGACGCAGAGAACCGGCAGGACGGCATCCCTCGGATCTCCAACATCTCTGACAGCACGATGATCGAGAACACCGCAGACCTGATCATCCTCGCCCACCGACCGGCGTACTACGACGACACGCAGGACCCCACCCTGATGAACTGGGTAATCGGCAAGAACCGTGCAGGACCTGCCGGCATGATCCTGGACCTCCACTGGCACGCAACCACAGGGCTTGTCACCGACAGGGTTGCGCCCGCAGCTGTGCGGGGTGGACGATGAGGGGGCGAAGATCTGACTGGAGGCGCAACGGGCAGGAATGGGACCGCTGCAACGGCGGGACTGTCCCGGTCACCTTCTCCGGGGAGTGGGTAGAGATGGGCGGGTGGCAGTTGTCAGAGCGTGGCCTATGGCGCTTTGAGTACCGGTACCGAGTATGGGGCTCTGGACAGTCCCTGCTGGGGGTCAGGCTGGCCGTATGCACACGCAAAGACCTGCACCCTGAGTTCGTGGTTCGCTGCGACTGGCAGAAGCTCAACATCAAGGGGGCGTCATGGAACGGCATGAGGGAGCATCGGGAGCGCATTGGCGCGGAGATGGGCATTGATCGCCGGTTGTTTATGACCTCCAGGGAGCTGGTTGAAACGGAGTACACCGACGCCGGGCGGGTGATCTCTTACACCGGGGATGACTGGAGCTATCGACAGTTTCAGGTTCCAAGCGAGCGCCACGGGCATGGCTGGGTCAGCGATATCGAGGTCCATGGATTCGAGTTGCAGTGGCGGGGGCTTCAGAGCCCGGCGGGGTTCGATGAGATGGAACGGCAAGCGAAGATAATCCGGTACTTCCTGGAAAGGATGACGCCCGAGAAGCTCTCGGTGCTCCAGCAGCAGAAGGTGCTCACCATTGAACCAGAGGCACCCACACCGCACGCCAAAGGCGGCAGGGTGTACCAGTTCCCTGGAGGTGGACGATGAGCGCCATCCCCATGGCCCGCCGCCCCCTCTGCCGGTCGTGCAGGTCCGCGACCCCGGGCAAGCCGTGTCCGGTGCTTCGGTTCTGGACACCCCGGGAGCCTGGCAGCGACACTCCGCGCGGTCACCGGTGGCTGGAGCGCTTCACGACCGCTGAGAAGCAGGCACAGCACGCCAGAGCGGCAGGAGCTGCTGGATACGTCAACGGGCAGCAGGAGACGTGCCCTGCGTACGCAAGGGGGGAGCAATGACCGCCGCACTACGCCAGACCGTCACCGAGCTACAGATCCTCTGCTGCATGGCACGTCGATCCGCTGCCGGTGACGCAGCCCTGACCGCATTCATCGGCGGCATGGAGATCGGTGACGTCGATGCGCTGGAGTCCCTGCTGTGTCAGGGGTGGGCAGCGCTTGACCCGAGCGTGATGCACGACGGGCTCACGTCGCTGCTTGTCGCATGGCACTCTGCCCGGTAGGCTTCAAGTGACTGCATCCTGTGGTCAAGGGGATGCGCCTCTCGGGAAACTGGGAGGCGCTTTTCTTTTGCCTCAACCCTTGCAGCGATAGCGCTATCGCTGTACGATTGAATCACAAGGAGCACAGCATGAGGCGACTGTCACCCGGAAAAAGGCGGATTGTTCGTGGCTATCGGGCCAATGACGACGAGCACAAGGACGTCGCAGCGCTGGCCAAGCTCCTCGACTGCTCTCAGAGCGACGCGATCCACGTCGCGGTGCGTCGCGTGCTGAACCCTCTCCCCGCCGACCCTTCCCAGGGTCGCTGAATCCTCGACCCGCCGCGGGCGCTCCCCATCGCCCGCGGCACACCCCACCACAGGAGAATGAAATGTCTAAAATCGATTGGGACTGGCCGGTGATTGACTGCCGAGAGGTGGTGCGATGAGCGGAAAGACTATCTACTACCTCGCAGGCGAGGCGCCCTCGGCACTGGTCCGCAAGTTCGCCGCAGACCTCAAGACGGCCAAGATGGCATACAGCGACTTCCTGCTGTCCATCGGTGCTGAGCGGGCGTACATGGGCTGCTCATTCGATTTCAAGAGCGGATCGCACCCGCCGGCAGGATTGAAGAGGTACGCCCGCTCAAAGAGCTACCAGGGAGACTGGTACGCTGACAGGAGCCCGGAAGGAAGGGCACTGAAGGCGCGGTTTGACGAACTCCCCGACGTGCCTCAGCGCTTTGATCTGACGGCTGCGCTGGCCGGAGGCTTTGGGAAGATGGCCTTCCAGCAGGGCCGGTATGGGTTCGCGATCTTTGATGACGCCGTGGTCATCATCTCAGCCGAGGGATGGGCAGTCCCGGTGGACTGCACGCCGATCAAGGCCAGCACCTACCACCTGATGGTCGAGGCGCGGGAAGCGCCGGAGGTGGCGCGATGAACAGCACGCACGCATGGCGCGTCAGCGTTGAGCCGATGAGATTGACCGCCCCGGACTTCTCGCAGATCGTGTGGACCATCCACCACACCGCAGCCGACGGGCACGACAACGCCCGCGACCCGGTTGCCATCGGAACCGCCTCAACCCGATGGGAGGCGTACCGGGACGCATACGAGGCCCTCGCTGAGATGGCGGGCAAGAAGGAGGCCGCTGCTGCTCGGCTGGTCACGCCGGAGTGCGCAACACTGAACCCCGGCGAGGTGCTGACGTGACCGCCGCAAACCGGGGCAAAATCTGGGAGCGCCAGCTTGAGCGCTACCACGCCCTGATCCAGTCGTCGGGCCGAGCACTGGTCACCCGCAACCATCCCGAGGTCATCGTTCGGCGTGGACGGGGCGGGCAGATCGTGGGCGCACAGTTCCGGGCAACCGGGGCACCGGACTACACGATCCTCTCCGGTGGCCGAACCATCGTTGCCGATGCCAAGAGCATCCGGCTGTCGCGATGGCCTCTGCGACAGTTGGAGGATCATCAGGCCAGCACGCTGAACGCGGTCGAGAAGCACGGCGGGCTCCCCCTCCTGCTCATCAACACCCCTGACGGCTCCTATGCGGTCCTCTGGTCGCTCGTGCGTCCGTTCTGGAACGTCTGGCGGGCTGGAGACGCTCGGCGCGGTGAGGCGTCCCTGACGGCTGAGCAAATGCGGGCGTTCTCGGTATGCTGGGAGCGAAAGGGCGTGGTGCTCGACTACCTCCAGCCTGCCCTTGACCATCTGGCGAGTCGATGACCCGGCCCCGCCTCGCCATCCTCCCGCAGATCCGCACCTACCAGTGCCGGCGATGCCCTGTCGAGGTCACGTACCGCCCAGGCAACCAGCCCCCGCCAGGCGCCGCCTATCAGCTCTGTCCGCGCTGCGAGGTCGAGGCCATCACCCAGCCCGACGCCGATGTTCTCACCGACCCTGATGCGGACGTGCGGAACTACCGGGCGCATGCGTCGAGGGTGGCCGAGATCCTCAACGCACCCACCTACACCCCTGACCTGGAGATACCATGACCCACGTAACCATAACCAGCCTTAAACCCGGCGATCAGATCACCTACTGCACCGAGTGGCGCGAATCCTGCCCGCCCCAGCCCGGAAAGGTCGAGCGTGGCACCGTCGCGTCCATCGTTCAGATCAGAGGTGGGGAGTACGCCATCATCCTGGCCGGGCCAGAGCATTACACCCTTGCTCCGCGAGGCCCTGCCTACAAGGGGCCGGTACTGCGGCAGGGTGACGTGCTGGATGTGACCGGATGAGTCTCACCGGCTTCTACCTCCGCGAGCGCCTCTGTGCCGCCATGGTGACCGCCCTCAGCGTTGAGCCTGCCGGGCGCGAACTCGACGACGTGATCCCGATCCTCGTGTATCGAGGCCCCGATGGGGTCCGGTCCGTCGAGATCGGCCCGACCAGCCAGACCCCGACCGAGGAGGTGACCATGATCCTCCAGCAGCTCTCCGACGAGATCAAGGGGGCGCGATGAGTTCCGAACTGATCGACCTCGGACGGCGCGCGGTTGCCTGCAAGGGCTGGCGATGTGGGCCAGGGGTGAAGTCCCTGCCGGATGCGCATGGCCGAGTCTGGCGCGTTTGCCAGTCTGAGCGCGGAGGACTTCGGCTGTTTCAGGAGGCGGGCCGGAGGCTGCGGGAGCGGGCACCCGAGATCGGCAACCTGATCCCCGACCTCTCCGACCCTGCCACCCTCGGCTGTCTGCTGGCGCTGGTCATCGAGCATCACCCCACCGCCCGAATCCAGTTCATCCAGCGAATCGACAGCGGCGAGCGCCACGCCATCGTGACATGGGAGGCGCTCGACGGTCGCACCCACAGTACCGGCAAGCGCCCGACTGCAGAGGCCCTCGTTGCCGCCCTGGAGGCTGCACCATGACCCCCACATCAGAGGACCCCACCATGCCGACCTTGCGACCCGACTGGAAGATACCCACCCCACCCGCCGAGGGCTTGCTGCCCTGCTTTCACATCATCGGCCCCAGCGACGGGGCAGACTTCTTCTGGGCAACCGAGGAGGAGATCAGCGCAGACACATGGGCCGAGGCGTCGGAGAGCGACGACCGGCGGATCAATGACTGGCCGTTCATCGAGGACGTCTGTCCGAACGGAAGCCTGGAGGCTCTCGGCTTCCGGCGGGTGGACTGAGCCATGATCGTCCTGCTTGCCGCCGCATACGGCATCATGGCCATTGTGGCCAGCGCCGAAGCGATGCGCCCTGCCAAGGTCCGCACCCTCAGCAGCGAGGGATCAGCCCGGTACCTGGCCGGGCTGCACACCTCGGGGGTTCACTGATGTTGGACATCAAAGACACCGAACACGGTGAGTGGTACTGGCTCTGGGTCGACGGTCCCGACGGGCGCCATTGGATGCTGGGCTTACGGCGAACACGGCGGCCTGACGGCTTCCTGCTGCCCGAGGATGGCTGTACGCCGACCGCTGTGGGCACCTCCGAGGAGGACGACACGCTGCTGACCTTGCGCGGCAAGTGGACGATCCTTGAGATCCACCCCTGCCAGCCGCCGGAGCAGCCATGACCGTCACCTGCCCATCGTGCGACCAGTCGCACAGCGACAAGCAGCCGCACCACTGCATCACCGACCCGTTCACCCCCGGCCTGTTCAGGAGGCGCACGTTTGACCCGGGACCGCCGCTGGCCAGCCTCGCAGCCGTGAGGGCGTTGCAGCCCCGATGCCGATGCGGGTTGTCTGGTGCGCACCAAGGAGAGTGTGAACCGGTTGAGGTGGAGCCATGAAGGCCCACCGAATCACCCTGCTCATCCTCGACAGCGACGGCATCGAGCCCGATGAGATCACGCAGTTGCTGGAGAATCAGCGGCACCCCAACCACTGCATCACGCCGCAGGTCATGCACATCCGGAGCGCAGAGATCGAGGACTGGTCAGACGGCCACATCCTCAACCAGCCCGCGGAGAACCGGAGGGGTGAGATCCAGCGCAAGCTCTACCTCAACCGCCTGTTCCGGCCATCGCCCAACCCTCCCCCCCAGCCCCCACAAGCCGAGCAGGAGTGGACCTGGGTCGAGGACTCACTCAGCGAACCGGAGCTACCGGACTTCGAGATGGTGGCTTTCGTTGAGGACTTGATGAGAGGTGAGGAGTGATCCGCGCGACTTTCGCCGCCTCAGCTCTTCTGCTGGCCGGCACCGCCTGGCTGCACCGCACCGAAAGGGCAGGCTGGCAGGCAGGAGCGGAGCACATCTGCAAGCAGGTCGCTGCTGGCAAGCCCTCCCGGGTGGTCGACAGGGTTTGCCAGATCGAGATCGCTGGGGTGTGGCACAAGCCCCCGCCGGTGGTGCGAGGGGGTGGGCAGTGATCTATCAGGTACTCAACGACCGCAAAGGCACCCACAGCCCGGAGAAAGCATCCTGCCAAGACTGTGCCCACATGAAGGCAGCGGTGTCGTGGTGGTGCACCAACAAGGCTGCGCAAGCAGAGGGTCGAACCATCCCCGGCTATACCAACTGCCCGCACTGGGAACCCTGCGAGACCCTGACCGAGTACCACGCTCGGATGGCACGCCGGAAGTGGTGGCAGCGGGCGTGGCATGTCGACCCGCAAGGGGAGGCGATGATCGTGGACCCGGTTGGGGGTGAGCGGTGACCGGCAACATCCTGTTGGTTGGGGCGTTCCTGGTCATGACGTTCGGGCCGTGGCTCCTGTACACGTCGGAGTTGGCGTGGAAGTTTCGGGGTCGGATGGTTCAGGGCGGACTCTACGAGAGCCAGCGCGGCGGCATCGTGTACCGCTGTCGGGCGGTTGGCGTCACCACATGGCCCGCATGGAGCGCCGCCCTTACCATCGAGGACCACCCGGACCCAACCATGATCGGGGCTGAATGCGAGTACGGGTACATGGAGGTGATGTGGTTCAACCTCGACACACATCGGCGGCCCCATGCCCCGCCCGAGATCGCGGCACTCCTCAACCGTGCTGGGGGTGGCCAGTGACCTTCCGCGATACCATCAGGAATGCTCCGATGGTGGGACATTCCTGTGAGAGACAACCTGTTCGAGGTGGTCGCATTCCCGTTGGTTTGGGCCGTGTTCGCCTCGATGATCCTGCCGGGGTGGTTCGTGGCGCTGGTCTGGCTGGCGGCTACCGGGCACTACGGGTGCCGGACGGTGGTGAGGCTGGTGCGGGCGATGCGGCGCGCCTGGAGGCTGAGTGATGGGGAGGAGGCCAACCTACGACTGGGATGAGTTTGACTGCCTGCTTGGAGTCATGCCGGACAAGGAGATAGCGCGCGCGGTTGGGTGCTCGTACCACACCGTTCGATGCCGCCGCATCCGGAAGGGAATCGAGAGGACGTCGGGCCACAAGGGGCGTCCGGCGATTCGCCTCACTGTAGAGCAGGTCAGCAGCCTTGGAGAACTCCCTGACCGGCAACTCGCCACCCGGTGGGGAGTGTCGCCCAGCGCCGTGCGCAGATGGCGTATCTCCCGCAACATCCCAGCCCACCAGGGTGTCCACACCGCACGCTGGACCCCTGAGATGGTTGCCGCCCTCGGGACAGCGCCTGACCCCGAGCTTGCGGGTACCTGGGGCATCAGCAGGCAGCGCGTTCATCAGAAACGGGAGCGGCTCGGTATCCCTCCGTTCAACACCAACCCCGACCCGGTGGATTGGGCGAGAATCGACCCCCTTCTTGGGACCATGTCAGATTCGGCGCTTGCCCGCCAATGCGGCCGCAACATGCACACCATCAATCGGCGCCGGAAGCGGCTGGGTATTCCGGTCTACCGAGTGGGGGCTGACCGATGACAACGACTTCAAGGAGCCCCGGAACAAGGGGTCGCGTAAGCGATAGTGGGCATTCGCCGCGCGTCCTACCGCGACTTCGATACACTCATATTTCCGCTTATAAAAGCGGGTGGATTCGGGGGCTGGAACCCACAGTAATGCCGATGGTGTCGGTGTTTCAGGGCACTTATAAAACCAGGACTGACCGATGAACGCACATCAGCGACGAAAGCAGATGCGCCGCTACGGGCGAGAGACGGGGCTTGAGGCGATTCCGTTCAGGCTGCTGAGGCTGGCAACGGTGGAGCCGGTGCAGGCTGTTGAGTTGTCTCAGGGTCTTGGCTTATGCGCACCGAGCCTCCCGCACCCGTACTCTATGCCGTCAGTGGTCGAGCGGGACCGCATCCCTGCCGAGTGGCACCGGTTCTGCGGTTGGTCGCACAAGGTCAGGTCGTTCCTGGATGGGGTGTGGGGGTACTACAGGGCGAACACCCCGGTAGAGGCTGCTTACTACCAATGGCGGGAACGTCGGGAGGCCGACCGATGAGGCGACGGATCACCCGCGCGCAGGCCGTGGCGCTGTCGTTCGTCATGCTGGCAGTAGGGACGCAGCTCGACCGATGCAATCAGCACACCCCACACGACCAGCCGACGGCACCGAAGTCGGGCCGGGCGCTGGTCACGACACAGGAGATGAGATGAGCAACAAACCCACCCCCGCGATCTCCCTTGCGGACGCACGCATGCAGCCTCCCGAGGGCATGGTTGAGTACGTCGAGGACTTGCTGGAGGATGTCAAGAGCGGGCAGATCCGAGGGCTGTGTCTGAGCGTGGTTTACCAGGGACGCAGCCTGAGTCATGGGCTGGTGCAGGGCGATGCTGGATGGTCGGACCTCTACACCTCCACTGCCCGGCTTCAGCACGCGTTGCTGAACTGCATGGACCGGCATGAGGAGGATCAGGGATGAGCCACCACCCAACCATCAACTGCGACGAACCGCCCTGGGAGCACCTGGACCCGGGCATTGTCAACGCGGTCAAACTCTTCAACGAGTTGGGCTACACAACATGCGACTCCGGCGATGGAGTCAGCAAGGGGAAGGGGGACCACATCACACCATTCCCACACGTCACCCTGCTGGTTGACCCGGCTGCACTCGCAGAGGTCTGTGCATCGGTGATCAGGGATCTGGAGGACCACGGATTCGACATGAAGCAGGTCGACGTGCAGGGCATCATTCCGGCGGCCGCTTGCCCTGGTGAGGCGTTCGTCTGCGTCGGCGGCGAGCCCCTCAAAGGCATTGTGGTGTGACCCGGTGCACCAAGCGCACATACCCCGGCCAGGGCTCCGCCCGGATCTACGCACGTCGCCTGTCTGACCGCTACGGCACGGACCTGTACCCCTACCGGTGCAGGCACTGCCATCGGTGGCACCTGACCAGCCGCGCACCACTGATCCGCACCGTCGAGACGCAGGCAGTGGAGGCAATCACCACCACATCGCATGGTGTCCGCAGGGGAACGCGACCGCACCCGCACGCTACGGTGGAGGAGATCATGGAGTTGGCTGCACGCATGAGGGCGGACCGGCGCTGACTGTTTCCGCACAGGGTTTATCGCGTGGTTTATGACGCGATTGTTTCCGTTTATGACGCCACGCGATAAACTCCTGGTACCCATGCCACGACCACCCCACCCCGCCAAAGCGCAGGCTCTGCTCGACCTCAACAGCGGGGACACCATCGCCGCTGTGAGCGCCCGCTACGGGGTCAAGGCCGGGACGGTTCGCAGTTGGAAACGGGCACTTGACAAGGGCACCGTGACCCCGCCCGCCAATGTGGTCGCCCTCCCCACCCGGAAGCCAGCAGATCGGGTCAAGAAAGGGGGGAAGACGAAGGATGAGGCGCGGAAGGCGAGGAAGCTCGCAGAGTACAGAGCCAACATCGCCCGCGCGAAGGCCGAGACCCGTGTTGCCGCCCTCGGCCCGGTGGATCGGAGTTCGGTGCGCAAGGTCATCCGCCGGCTGGTCCGGGTGCAGGAGACCGGCCTGTGGTGCCCGAACTGTGAGCCAGGCATGGTCCTCAATCTCGACAAGGACGGCCAGCCCCCGCAGTTCAACCGCCTGGAGCCCAAGGACTTCCTGTCGATGACCCGCGCCCTGCACCTCAACCTGGAGAAGCTCGGGCCACTGCTGGAGGCTGAGGGCAGGCTTGAGGAGCCTGAGAGCACCGAGCGGGACGCCGACTACTACGAAGGGGCAGAGGGGCGCGCAGAGCTTGCCACAGACCTCGTCAGGATCGGTCCGCGCCTGCTGGCCATGGTGCTCGCAGAGAACCCGCAGACCCGCGCCATTGTGCAGGCTGCACTGGACCACAGCCACCGGAGCACCGGATGAGCCTCACCGTTTACCACCCCCACGAAGATGACCGGGAGATCGGCACCGCATCCAACGGCGTTTTTCGTTGGGCGGACTGGGACATTTCCCCGGCTGACCGCACGACCTTGATCGGGTGGATGGTCAACAACCCGGACCATCGCCTGGAGTGCTGCGCCGGCTTCATCACAGCGCGGGACTTCCTTGATCGCTACGTCCCTGCCGACCTCCAACCTGCTCGATCTGAGCGGCACCCCCTTCAGTCCCTTGGGCGGCCATGGCGACACCTTGATGACCCGAGTTCGGGCACCATCACTACCCTGCACCCTTGTGGGTTCCACTTTCGGTGGACCGCTGACATGCTGGATGTGTACGGCAACGCGCCCATGGTAGCCATCGCAGAAGCAGCACAGGCTGCCGCCTCTGACGAGATCCCCGGGCTTCACGTCGCAGTCATCTCCGAGCAGCCTGACGGATGGCACGTCTCATTCGACCGGTGGGACTGCTGACATGACCCCCAATAGCCGAAATCACGGGGATATACCCACCTCCCCCGACCTCGCCGCAGTGCTCGAAATCTTCGGGATGGCCCTTGTCACCGAGCGAATCCGCGAACGGCTGGCACGGGACGTGACGAGCAGGCAGGCAGCGACAACCCGGGCAGGGCGCTCCCATGGCGGGGTCGGCACCATCCCGGGACGGTTGAACGTCAACAATCCGGCAGGACATAGCGTTTTTGCCGGGAAAACACTTCAGGAGAACCAATGATCAAGAACAAGGGGGCACGGGTCGCAAATCGCATCACCGAGGTATCCGCTGACATCGGCAGGAGGGCGGCAGGATGAGTGGCGAGAGCGTCAGCGATGCGGTCCGCAAGTCGGTGACCAAGGGAGCTGTTTGGTCCCTAATCATCAGCGTGGCTCTGTGGCTCACCGTCGATGACATTATCGCGGAGATGCTTTCGGCGGTCGTAACCTCTCCGTCGTCGGAGTGGGTGCCGGTAGCCAACCCCATGAAGCCGGACGGTTTCGGCTCAGCACCCACCCTGTACCGGGCAGAGTTCAGCGACGCGGTGTGCTTCTACGTTGACGGCAGCCTATCGTGTGTCCCGGTCGCTCCCGCCCCCAAAGACACCCTGGACGACACCTGATGCCCTCCTACCGCCCACCCGCTGACGTTGCCCGAGTCGCCCGCCGTGCGCTGGAGGTCCGCGCAAAGCAGAGCCCAAGCAACCGGGCCGGCACTCCGGTGGGGCTGGCCCGTGCAAACCAGCTCGCCAACCGTGACCCGGTGAGTCTCGACACGATCAAGCGCATGGTGTCGTTCTTCGCCCGGCACAGCAAGACGCCCGGCGCTGCAGCGGCTCGACGCGACCAGACCAGCAAGGCCGCGCAAGCGTGGGGCCTCTGGGGCGGAACGCCAGGCCAGCAGTGGGCAGCACGCATCCTCAAGGAGAACCAGTGACCATCATCCCCCACGACGGGCAGGCCGTTCTTTCCCCGATCCGGGTGGGCTACGACCCCGCCGACGACGAGTTCAGCGCCCTGCACGATGTGCTGACCAGCAAAGACCCCGCCCTGAAAGCGCAGGGGGTCGAACTGCTGATGAGCATGGAGGGCGGCCCTGCTGTCGCCCTGGATCGATACATGGCATGGCGCGGCTGGGAGGTTGCCGGCGACTACCTTGAGCCCGGCTACGCGCTGATCGCGCAGGTTGGCGACACTCGATGGGGGCAGAAGCACCAGATCCCAGACCTCAAGGCCCACACCATCTCGGGGTTCCTGCACATCGCGGGACGGGTTGAGGTTCAGATGCTGGAAACCATCGGGCGCGCACTCCTGCCGCGATGGGGAGGAGTGCGACTGTGAGCAACCGAAAGACCCGCAGCCGCTCTGGGTGGGCTGACCGGCACATTGAGGATCTGCGAGACGGCAAGACCATCACCTTCCGCCCTCGCGGACGCTCGATGGAGCCGCGCATCTACGACAATCAGGAGGTCACCATGGAGCCCTGCACTGCTCCCGTTGTCGATGACGCTGTGCTGTGCAAGGTCGGCGGAAGAGTCACCCTTCATCGGGTCATCCGAGCCGAGGGGCACCGCTGGCAGATCGCCAACATGCGCGGCCATGTCGATGGGTGGACATCCACGATCTACGGCAAGGTCATCGCGCTGGGGGATCGATGATCAGTGGGCGCCCTGACGTGAGCGTGGTATCCATCCGAAGCGCAGCCAGTGCAGCCAGCGCGGACCCGCTCCGGGTCTACGAGATGGAACTCCCCGGCTTCGGGGGGCACTCGCCACCACAGATGGCGTTTCACTCGGCAGACAACCGCAAGCGCGCCCTGGTCGCGGCCAACGGCATCGGCAAGAGCTTCGCTGGAGGCGCTGAGGCATGGTGGCACCTGCTCGACCGGCACCCCTACCGAGGGACGCCCGGTAGGGGTGCCGAGGGTTGGGTGCTGCTCTCCGACCTCCAGCAAGGCTGGAAAGCGGTGTCCAAGGCAATGCGCATCCTGGAGCCGCCCGGCGTGCTCGATCCCTCCTGTAAGTACGTCGAGGGCATCGGCTACACCTACCGCTCCCGCAAGATGCTGAAGGTCAAGGATGAGTTGGGTGGGGCGCTGCTCGTCGCGAAGGGCGGGAGTCAGGATGTCCTCGCGATGGAGGGCGACAAGATCGGCTGGCTGTGGGTCGATGAGCCCCCGAAGCGGTCGCATTGGTCAGGCTGTCGGAGTCGCGTGGATCGAACCGGTGGCCCGATGTGGTGTACGTTCACCCCGATTGGCCGACCCGTCGCGTGGCTGCGGACGATCCTGGAGGGCAACAAGTCCCTCGACGTGCATCCCGAGCCGGGATGGTGGGTCGAGCACTTCAGCCTCTGCAGAGAGAACGCGCCGCACCTGGCAGACCACATCATCCAGAACATGGTCGACGGATGCGCACCGTGGGAGGTCCCGCAGCGCATTCGGGCAGAATGGGAAGGGCTCACCGAGGCCCGGTGGATTCCCGCCTTCACCGACCGGCTCGGCTACGACGTGTTTGGCGACGATGAGGAGCTGCCAGAGTCTGCTCAGGTCTGCGCGCTCGGTGCGGACTACGGAGAGCGACCCGGTGCGACTGTCTGGGTGCTCATCCTTGTGGACGAGACAGCCAACCGCGTCTGGGTGCTCGGTGAGTGGGTGAGTCAGGGCAGGCTCACCGAGATCGAGGAGGTCAAGGCCGTGCATGACACCCTGCTTGCGGGCTGGGGCGTGACCTGGCAGAACATCGACCGCATGCGGGGCGACTCCAACAGCGCCGGGCGTCGGGGTGTGGCCACCACCGTCAACGAACTGATGGAGCGCGCCATCGCCCGCAGCGCCAACCTGCCCCGGTGCCCGTTCAACATCGAGACGCCATACAAGGGGCCGGGCTCCATCCGTGCCCGCGCTCGCATGGTCAACACGGCGATCCTGGAGGGCCGGCTCAAGGTCCACAAGGACTGCGCCCGCCTCCGTGAGACGCTCTCGCATTGGTGTGGAGAGCCGAACTCCGAGCTAAAGCACGCATTCGACGCATTCGGCTACATTGCCGAGGATTGGCTTGCCCCCGAGGGCGCGTTCAAGACCTCCCGATTCTTTCTGAAGTAGGCACCCATGATCGACACCGCACAGCCGCAGACCGGCAACCCAGAGATAGACGCCCGCATTGCTGAGCAGTCGCTGCGTTACCGGATGCTCACCGGGCATCACACCAAGGACGTGGAAGACGAGATCAGCCGCAACTACGCGGAGGAGGTCGCTGGGGAACTGGTGATCAACCCGGACCTCTCCGAGAACCCGCTGGTGTCCGTCACCGACCAGATCAACACCGCCTATGACGAGGGTGTGGCAGTCGGTGCGGAGGATGCGCAGCCCGAGCAGCTCAGCAGCGTCATCACCCCCTCGCTCTGGCCGATGTGCCAGGAGCGCGCCCGCATCCAAATCGGCGTTCGAGAGTGTGCGATGCGCCTCGACTGGCCGACTCGGGAGGAGATCAGCAACGGCGCACCGGCAGAGGTGAACTACCGAGAGGTTCCCCCGCACCTCATCCAGCACATCGAGACGGACCGGCTCAACCCCTGCAAGGTGCTCCTGCTCTCCGAGCTGCGCGTCCGCACCCGGACCACCACCGACGCGAAGACTGGAGAGCCCACCGAGCACGCGGTCTGGACGCTGGACACCTACGACGTTCGCAACCCACAGAACCCGGTCTACAAGATCGAGGAGATCGGCAGCACGTCCGGCAAGGCAGGCACCCGCGCCGATGTCACGTCAGAGTTCGACGCAGAGAACGTCAACCGGTACCCCTACATCGACGCGAATGGCGAGCCGGTGATGCCCTACGTGCTCTACCACGCACGCGTCCAGTCTCGGACCTGGGACTACATGCGGGCGCGGGAGTTGGTCGACGGCACCCTCAAGGCTGCATCAGGGCGCACCCATTGGTGGGAGGGCTTCCAGTCCAGCGCCAACCCGCAGCGGTACATCGTGGACGGCGAAGAGCAGGGCGGGGAGACGCGCACCGACGGCGGACGCTCCTACACCGCTGTTGTCACCGACGGCAAGAGCGTCCTCAAGATCCGCAGCACCAAGGACCGCACCGCAACCGCTGGCCAGTGGTCGCCCGCCATCGACCTCACCGGGGCAGATGCGGCACTGGAGGGCTACGTGCGCCGCCTGGCGGTCTTCGCGGGACTCTCCCCCTCCGACCTCACGCTGACGCAGGGGCAGAGCGGATACGCCATCATGGTCAGCCGCTCCGGCCAGCGCCGCGCCCAGATCCAGCAGGAGCCCGCGCACCGCATGGGGGATCAGCTCCTCCTGGCGACCGCCTCCCGCATGGCGAACGCCTACAGCGGGACCACCCTGCCGACCGACCCGCGCGCATGGGTCATCGGCTACCCCCGCCCCGACGACAGCCAGCAGGAGCGGAAGGCGCTCATCGAGAACACCGCCGCAGAGCTTGAACTCGGCACCATCTCCCGCATCCAGGCCGCCCGCATCACCCGACCCGGCATCAGCACCGACGAGGACGCCCTCAAGCACCTGATCCGGGTGGCAGAGGACGAGGCGCGGCTCCGTGCAGCCCTTGAGGGCATTGCGCCCGCAGCCGGGGGGGAGTGAGCATGAACCCAGAGCCAGCAATCCAGCAGATCAGCGAGATGATGGCCGCGTGGCATGCGCGGTTCGAGAAGGTCGCCGTCCTCGCCGCCCGAATGGGCCTCAGCGTGGATGATGGCGTGGCCTTCACCCGCCACCTGGAGGCAGCGCCCGGGATGCGACCGGTCCCAACCGGCTGGAAGATCATCACCGCGAACGGAACCCGCATCGCCCGCACCCCACGGCTCGCACGCATCGCCGACCCCGACAAGGCCCTTGAGGCCATCAAGGCCATGATCGAGCGCCCCAACCCCTCAACCCTCACGCACTGAGAGAACCATGAGCACACCCGCACCGAAGCCCGTCGCACAGCCGGCCCCGGCACCCACCCCTGCGCCAGCACCCCAGCCCATCGCGACCCCCATCCCGCAGCCCCACGAGCCGGCCAACATGGTCCCGTCCTGGCGCGTCCGTGAGGAGACGGAGAAGCGTCGGCAGTTCGAGCAGCAGGCAACCACCCTCGCTGCAGAGATCGAGACGCTGCGCGCCCAGATGGCGGACCTCACGCCGAAAGCGACCCGCGCCGAGGAACTTGAGGCTGCGCTGAGCAAGTACAAGACCGCTGCCGCGCACCGCATCGCCATGGCTCGCCTCTCCAGCCAGCGTCCTGCCCTCGCTCACGACAGCATCCAGGACTTCCTCCTGAGCGGCTACGAGAAGGCGACCGCCGGGCAGGAGGAGCCCCCGACCTTCGACGCTTGGCTGACCACGGTAGAGGAGGCGAACGACCCACTGTACGCCCCCCACCTCAAGCGTGCAGCCGGCCCCGACCCCCGCACCGAGCAGGTCAGCGGGCTCTTTGCCGCCGTCGAGGCAGGCACCATGACCCCCGAGCAGGCTGCTGAGGCGTTCCTGACTGCCCTCACCGCCGGCCCGTCGCAGCCCGCAGCGCCCCAGACCCCTGTACAGCAGATGGTGTCCCTGATGCAGCAGGCGTTCGGCCAGCAGGGAGGAGCCCTCGGTGCCCCGACCGGCAACCCCAATGGCGGCACCCGCCCGACCCCGGCGCCGGTCAAGACCTACACCAACGCAGAGATCCAGCGCATCAAGAAGCAGAACGGCGGACGGCTCCCCGGCGCTGTCCGTGACGCACTGTTGCGCCAGCTGCAACAGTAGAGCAAGAAACCGCCGCATTGTTGCGATATTGGGGCAGTGCGGTAAAATGAGGATGCGGGCTCCCCTCCGACAACGGGGTCACGGTGGCAACCGACACAATGCGCCCTGACCCCTGACTCAATGGAGCCACCACCATGGCCAATGAAATCTCGCACGCGCTGCTCCAGACCAACGGTGGTCAGGTCGCAGCCCTCCTCTCTGACCTCCTGTTCGAGCAACTCTACGACCCGAGCGACCTCCGCTCCGTCATGACGTTCGTTCCGTTCAACGGCGTCGGCAGTGACACCCTCGACGTGACCCTTGATGCTGTCCCCGGCGCGATGACCGCCGCGACCTCCGAGACGGACGGCAGCAACGTCACGAACGCCGCCTACACCACCAGCAAGTTCAGCCTCGTTCTGGCCCGTTACAAGCGCGTCTACCAGCTCACCGACCTGCTCGGTGTCTCCGGTGGCGTCATCGACCTGGACCGCGTGGTCATGAAGCTCATGCAGGGCCTTGCTCTGACCATGACCGACCTCATCTGCGCGCTGTTCCCCAGCCTCGCCAACGATGTCGGCCCCGGCTCTGGCGTCGACCTGACCGTGGATGACATCTACGCCGCACAGTTCCAGCTCAACGGCTCCAACGTCGCCGCGACCGCCACCAACCCCTACGTCTCCGTTCTGCACAACCAGCAGATGAACGACTTCCGCACCTCCCTGCGCGGCGAGACTGGCGCGATTCAGTTCGTTGCCGCCTCTGCTGAGATGCTCGCCACCAAGGGTCCGGGCTTCCAGGGCACCTGGAACGGCATCGACTTCTACCAGTCCGACTCGGTGACCACCGTGGCTGGTGGCGCAGACCGCTCCGGCGCGATGTTTGGCCAGGGCTGCTTCGGCTACACCCTCGGCCCCGTCAGCCGCCTCGGCGGCCACGTCAACCCGCAGGACGTGCTGGCAGAGGCCGGTGATCAGATGCTGGTCGAGCGCAGCCGCGATGCTGGCAACGGCATGACGAGCGCCATCGCCTCCGCGTACCCCTCCGTCGTCGAGATCGAGGATGCGCGCGGTGTCGAGATCGTCTCCGACGCCTGATCCGGCGCCCTGACGACACCCCACCCCAACCAAAGAGAACCACCATGCTTCAGCCGACCCGCGCAAAGGTACAGCGTCACATTGTCGATGTGACCACCGACGAGCGCCCGAACATCCCGAAGGAGAACCGGCACCCCCGGTTCGTGTACATCCACTACCCCCAGGGATGGGAGTACGTCGCAGAGATCAACCCCGCGACCGGCGAAGCATGGGGGTTCCTCCCGAAGCTTAAGAAGATCGTCGCCAAGGCAGGAGCCAACGGCGTCCGGAACGTCAACGGACGCCTCGACCTGACCGGCGCAATCCAGGGGCACGCAGCACAGGGCGGCATGCTCATCAACCCCGCAGACCAGCGCCTGCCGAAAGAGTGCCAGCACTACGTCGGCTACATCGAGACGGTGGGCGGCGGCAAGAGCTTCACCGAGCCCGGCGAGGAGGTCACCGTTCTCCCCAACGGGCGCGCCCTGCACAACCGAGACGAGGCGGTCAACCTGTTCCGCGCGTTCCGGCTCGGCGTCCGTGACTCCGGCGTGCTCTCGCCCATGATCCCCGAGGTCAAGGCGATGCTGCTCAACAACTGCAGCGAGCGCATGAACCTCATCGGTGCCCGGATGCACAACAACCCGCACCTCAAGCAGCGGTATGAGCAGTGGGCAGCGATTCGCGACGGCATCAACGCCGATTGGGACGACTACGCCCTCAGTGCTGGCATCACCATGGCGCCCGCCGCCACCCCCCGCAAGCGCACCCGCCGCAAGACCGCACCCACCCCCGAGGCATCATGAGCGGCGAACTGCCCGGCGTGCGCGCGACCAAAGACCGCTTTGAAAAGCAACTCCGAGACAACGGAGCATCCCCAGAGTACGCGGCCCGCAAGGCACGCGAACAGGCCCTCAGGCATGACCGCTTGAGGCGGGAGGGGAGACTCCAGAACCCGGCCCACACCAAGAAGAGGTGAACCGACATGGCAGGAAAACCACGCAGCCCGATCCTGATCGACATCAACGATCCCGGCGACGGTGGGACGATCTTCGTCCCGCTTCACAACAACCTCGTCTGCACGCTGAACACGGCGGGCGCTGAGACTCGAATCATGGGCTCCCCACGCTTCCCCGGTCAGAGCGCGATCCTCCTATTCAACACGGACGGCGGGGACGCTGTGGTCACCATCGCAGCCACGGTCAACCAGACCGGCAACAACACCCTGACGTTTGCCGATGCGGGCGACTTCATCGAACTTCGGGGTGCACTGCTGACCGGTGCGCTCAAGTGGCGCGAGGTTGCCAATGACGGCGTTGCCCTGAGCACTGTCTGATGTCCCTGACCGTCCGCCATCAGCTCCCCCGGATCGTGGTTCGGGGCGTGGAGCAGTCGCTCGACCTGGATGTGTACAACGCAGCCAGCGCACAGCAGACGTGCTCGGCAGCGACGGTCACCATCAAGATCGGCGGGCGGGTCATCGTGGATGCGGCCTCTGCCACGTCCCTCGGCCCGCCTGCTGCCTACACCCTCCCCGCTGCCACGACAGAGGACGAGGGCCTCTCTGACCTTTACCTGGAGGTCTGGAGCGTCACGATTGGCGGGACAGACTACACGTTCCGCCGCTCGGGCCACCTGGTTCGGCACGCCTTCTACCCGACCATCACCGACACCGACCTGACCGACCGTGACAGCGACCTGCTGAACATCGTGCCGGCGTCAGTGACTGACCTCAGCAAGTGGCGGGAGGGTGCCCGCAAGCGCATCGAGCGCGATCTGCTGCGGAAGGGGCGCCGTCCGTGGCTCATCTTCGACAGCTACGAACTTTCAGACGCCCACATTGCTCTCAGCCTGCACCTGTTCTACCGCGACCAGCACATCGCCATTGGGGATGGTCGCTACAAGGAAGCCGCTGCGGAGTACCTGGGGGAGTACAACGAGGCGATGGCTTCGATCGCCTTCCGGTATGACACCAACGAGACGGGCGACATTGACGAGGAGGAGCGCACTAGCGCAACCTCGATCCTCCGGCTGACCTCCAGCCCCCGCAGCCGGTGGCAGAGGCGCAGACGATGATCGAGGAGTCCATCTCACTGTCGTTCGCCTCCACCCTGACCCGGGGCCGCGCCCTGACCGCCGCCGAGCGCCAGAGCATTGAGCCGCTCGTCGAGGACGTTGTGGAGTACATCCAGGGCCGGTGGCCTGTCGGTGAGCACGCCGGCCCTCACAGTCGAGACATGTGGTCAGCCCACGTTCAGGCCAGCCCGCCCGCGATCCTGCTGATGAACGATGCCGACTACGCAGAGCACGTCCACCGCACTGGTGACCCCACCCCGCTGCTCTACACCCTGATCCCCGAGGCGCTGTCTCGCTACGGCCCGGAGATCCGCCGCACCCTCACCGACGCAATCCTGACCACCCAACAGCGCCGACCAACCGGAACGGTTCTCCCGGTTGCTGGCGTGCGTCGGGCGCTCCGCTCATCGCTTGCGGTCAACCTGCGCCGGATGGGGGTGCGCCTTGGCTGACACGACCCTCTCCGCCGTTGAGTCCGCTGTCGAGTCCCGGCTCACTGGGTTTGCCGCATCAGGCGCGGAGACGCTCAACCTGATCCCCCGCATCGAACTCCCCGCGGCCACGCCCAAGCAACTGGCACACCTCGGCTACTGGGTCGCGTTCCCCCGCACCGTGCGCGCACGCCGCAATGGCCGGGAGCGGGTGAGGCAGCGCGTCGATGACACCATGGTTGTGACCTTCCTCCATCGCATCAACCCGCACAACCAGCGGGCAGCGAGACGGAGTGCCTACGATGCTGAGGGCCAGATCCGCCAGCGCCTCACGCTCCGGTCATGGTCGGACCCGCTCAACTTCCGCATCCGGCATGAGTCCACCACCCGGGCTGTCGTGCCTGGCAAAGCGGAGCACCTCGCCATCGCACTGACGTTCACCGTGACGCGTGAAACGTCGCTGGGGGGCTGATGCCGGTTCGATTCAGCATCGAGATCAGCGAAATGCCTGACCTCACCGAAGCATCACGGGCAGCGCGGGTTGCTGCCCAGGCAGTGCTCAACGCGCAGACCGACGACATCACCGCCCGCGCCATCGACCGCACTCCGGTGCGCACCGGAGAGACCGCGGACGCATGGGTGTCCGGGCCGCTCCAGGACCCGCGTGGTCCTGCTGCTGTGGTCCGCAACCCGCTCCCCCACGCTGGCTACGTCCACCGGGCCGGCGACCCCACCACCGTCGAGTCTGAGGTGTCGCAGGACATCAGCCAGACCGCCCCATCCATCGCGCAGGCCCTCTCCGAGGCCGCGATCACCCCCTTCAGAGGCTGACCAATGGCTGCATTCTCGCCCACATCCACGACCGTCAAGGTACGCCGGGACGGTCAGATCGTCCTCCAGGGCGACAGCGGCACCGACACATTCACCATCGCCTATGAGGGTGACGGAGACTTCTCCTACTCCCAGCCCAAGCCTGACCGGGTCGTGATCCGTGACCGCGGCATCATCGTCGGCAGCCGAAAGGGCGATGACCAGCCGATCACCGGCTCATTCACCGTCGATTTCCGCGCATGGACCGACAGCGCGTCAGGCAAAGCATCGCTGATCGACTTCATGGACGGCACCGGGGGCGCCTCATCAGTCACCAAGGCAGACGTTGCGCATGAGGAACACAACCTTGACATGGTCGTGACCATCGAGGGCTCCGACCACACCGAGACGACCGACCACACCGCTACCTTCTCGTCGTGCATCTTCACCTATGACTTCTCCGAAGGCGACCCCGACCGGCTCTCGGTGAGCTTCGAGTGCTACGGCGGCGTTGTCTACACTGGCGAACCCGCCCCCTGATCTGACCCCAAACCCAGAGAACCACCCATGAACATCGAACTCGCCCCGCTGGGCACGCTGGAGCTTCAGCAGCCCGCATCGTGGTCTGCCCGTGTCGCGCTTGAGCAGGCATACCTGAAGCACCAGGATGATGGGCCGAAGGTCGCATTCATCTACGCCGCGGCCATTGGCTTGACCGCGGACCGCAATGCCGTCAGCCTCCCCCGGTTCAACCTGACCAGTGTGGACATCCTCGGGTACGGTGTGGTGATCATGGACCACCTGGTGGGGAAGCTTGAGGTCGCCCCGGGGCCATCCCTGTGGGCGGCAGGGTCCGCGGCAGTCAAGTTCATCAGCGACTCTATCCCCCGAGAGGCGCAGGTCAGCGAAGCCGTGGATTTTACTTCACAAAATCCGGCCGGGTCGAGCTGACCATTGCGGCCATCGAGATCGAGCGCAGCCTGCCCATCGGAGGCTTTCACCAACTCCCCCGCAGGCAGCAAGAGATGGAGATGGCACGACACCGGTACCAGTCAAAGGTTGCAGCGATGGCGTCGACCAAGGAGGCCGCGCAGCGGCTCAAGGCGGCACGGTCCGCAGCCGTCCGCAAACGCTTCCTGGAGGCTGACCGAAGATCCCGCGCGCTGAGATCCCCCACCATCCCGGAGCCCTCCGATGGCTGACCAAGAGATCGTATTTCGATTTATCGCTGACGATACCGAACTGAGGGCGGCGCTGGCTGCGCTTGAGGGTGAGTTTGGCGCGGTCGAGGATGCTGCCGGTGACGCTGGCGAGGAGATGGGTGGCGGACTGACCAAGGGTGCCGCTGGTGGCGCTGCTGCGATGACCGCACTGGCAGGCTCAGCAAAGAAGGGCGGCTCCGCAACCCGGGGCCTGGCCACCGCTGTGAGCGCGGTGAGTCCCGCCGCTGGAAAGGCGATCCGAGGAATCAACGGGCTCAAGACCGCTGCCATGGGGCTGGGGGTCGCTGCGGGTCCAATCGGCGCGGTGATCGCCGCACTGGCCGCAGGTGCCGCAGCCTACGCGTACCTGAACCGCGAGATCGAGAAGGCAAACGACCTCATCAAGGAGCAGCAGGCACTGGCCACCGGGATGGCGGACGCAACCAGCGCACTCGACCGCACCATCCAGAAGGTCTCCGATGAGTACGGGGTGTATGCGGGCGCCATCTCCACAGCAGACCTGAAGATTCGGGACTTCAACCGCTCGCTCGACAGCCAGACCACTGCGGTGATTGCCCAGATCCGCGCGTCGGACATCTCGACAGCGGCGCAAGAGCGCAACATCGCGGCACTTCAGGAGCGGATAGCGCTTGCCAAGGACTTGAACGCGGAGATCATCCGAGAGGAGGAGGCCGCAAGAAACGCTGCCGCTGCTGCCGCTGCGAATGCCGCTGCCGTGCAAGGGGAAGCGGCAGCAGAAAGGGAACTGGCGGCTGCCGTGAGGGAGTCCGCCGCGGCTGAGTTGGAACGGGAGCGTGCTGCTGAAGAGGCGAGACGCAAACGGATCGCCGCGGTCAACGATGCACTTGATCGCGAGTTTGAGCGGCAGGACGCGAAGGCAGCCAAGGATGATGAGGATGCGGAGAAGGCGGCGTCTCGCGCTGCCACAGTTCAGCAAACCATCGAGGATAGCGCTGTGAGCGTGGCAGGCTCGATTTCTGCGGCTGCTGCTGACGCCGCGGCAAGACAGGCAGCAGAAGGCAAAAAGAGCGCAACGATCATGTTCGGAATCAGCAAAACGGCAGCACTGGCGCAGGTTGGATTCAATGCTGCCGTTGCCATCTCGCGGCAGTTTGCTGAGTTGCCGCTACCTGCCGCGATTGCAAGCTCAGCAGCGATCACAGCGAGCGCAATCGCACCAGCGCTCGCAGCCATCAATAGCCAAGCCCCCCCAGTGGCCCACACCGGCACCCCGGCGGGCGGAGGCATGGCCCCCGACGAGCGCATGAGCTACGGGCGGCGGGTGCTCAACACCGAGTTGTCCACCCCCGGGGCGGTCGCAAACAGCACCGCAACCCAGCTGATCGATGATGCCAACAACGGCAAGCTCTCCGGGAGCAACCAGCGGATTACCGCGGTCATCGGTCGCAGCCACCTGGATGATGAGTTGGGCAGGTCCGGGCGCTCTGGCACCACCCGGTACGCGCGGAACCTGCGCAACAACCCGCACCCACGACAAAACCGGGGGTACTGATGGGCTACGATAAAGGGGCATCCCCGCCCCGGAGAACCCCATGATCCTCGCCCTTCTGCTTGCCTGTGCGTCCGACGTCGAGACGTACCACACGACCGGTGACATCTACGTGCTGACGGCGGATTGCCTCGATGACGTGGCCCGCATCAACAGCCAGTACTCCGCCGCTCATCTGCTCGGTGTCGAGGTCTGCCACGCGGACACGCCAGACGCGTGTGCGGCGGTGCTGCCCCGACGAGGCGCCGCGCTGCTCACGGTGGACTGTCCGGCGTCTGAGTACGGAGACGGCGCCACAGTGCGCGCCCGGTTCCTTGAACTGGCCCCCTTGAACCCCGAGTGATTCGATGTCCACTGATGTCTCTGGCGCTGCCCTGCGCGGCCTTGGTCTGCCCTACGCGCTCACCCCCGCCCACATCTGGGACGACAAAGCGACGTTCACCCAGCAAGGACCCACGAATGGCGAGGCTGTCCCGCAGGGATCGTACACGCTGGCGCTGGAGGCGAGCGGGACACAGTCGGCATCCAAGGAACTGCGCGTCCAGGTGAACCAGGGCGGGCCGGTGCAACCCGGGGGTGCCGAGGTCATCTACCAGTACGAAGGTGACACCGACTGGCGGGGCTGTGACGTGCAGCAGACCAGCGCCTGGCAGGTCATCCGAACCACAGCAGCGGCGGCAACCAGCGCCCTGGCAGACCCGGACGCGTGCACCTTCTACGACACGGACCGCACCGACAGGATCGCCGTCGTCTACCAGCGCCAGTCTGTGGGACCGACGGCGTACAACGTCGAGTGTGCGGTGTACGATCCGGCGGACGGCACGTGGACGTCCTCGACCGTCTACACGCAGAGCACCAGCCCGACGGATGGGTTCCACCCCACCGTGACGTACAACCGGCGTGACGGGCACCTGTACTGCGCGCACTGGATCTACGACACCAGCGCAGAGACTGCACAGGTTCGGGTGCACCGGTCGCTGGATGGGTCGACGTGGACAGTGGTGTCCTCATACGCCCTGGAGGACGGGCTGGACATCAGCGGCACCGCAGGCTCAGCAGCGGACGGGTACGAAGCGGGCCGGCTGCGCATGGCGTTCAGCGGCGGGCAGTGCCTGCTGGTGGCCCACGTGATCGCCAATGACACCGACACCAGCGCAGAGCCCCGCGACCAGCTTGCGCAGTGGTTCAGTGTCAGCCGCGCCTCCCGGTTCACCCTCGCAGCAGACATTGCCCGGATCGAGTTCACCGGGGGTGACACCAACGTGTTCGCGTTCCACTCGGTGATGGAGATCGACGGGGTGCTCACGGTGTTCTGGCCGTCCACCATCGCGCAGCTCCCGACCGCAAACTACATGTATCGGCTCGCCCTGCCCTCGGCATCGTCCTCGATCCTGTCCCGGGTCACGACCGCGTTCGATGCGTCGGCGGGCGTCTTCTCCTTTGCGGAGTCTGGCAGCGGCACCGCGGGGCGCGTGTTCGACTACGACACCACCACCAATCAAGTGGTCACAGATGGCGACGGGTCGGTTTGGGTGGATGAAGACGGCACCATCCAGGGCGCCTGGCGGCTGTCCACGTCGTCTGCGACCAATGAGGGCGGTGTGTTCCTTGCCCGGTCCACTGACAGCGGCCTGAACTGGAAGTACACCGGCAACGGGGACGCGGACGGCACCGACGCAGCCGGTGCGCTGGTCGTCTACACCGGAGACTCCGCCACGTACCTGTCGGATTTCGTTGGGGTCAGCCACCGGGGCCGGCAGGTTCTGATCGGGCTGAACACCACCGACGTGACCTCCAGCGTCACCCTCTCCGCGACGTTTCTGGGCGGTCCGTCCACCGTCACCCTGCCCGCACCCATCTCCTACCCGCGGACACACCAGCGGTCATCGTGGACAGAGAGCTACCTGCCGCTTGAGTTGCCGGCGAACATCTCGTCATTGACCACAACCGGAGCGGGCACGGACGCGATCACCTCCACCGGGTTGCTCAATCGGTCGACGTCATCGCAGACCAAATACACAACGATGACGCTGACGAGCACAGTTGCGCAGGGGGTCGCTGCTCGGTACGCGCTGACCGTGAACAGCGGCGGTGCGCTCACCGGCAACCAGTGCGCCCTCAACCTGCGCAGCGCGGACGGAGGCGCCGACTATGACGTCTACATCCGGTTTTCAACGTCGTCGTTTCGCATGTGGGACGACAACGCCGCATCGCAGATCGGGACCGACAAGAGCACCGTGAGCCCTGATGAGGGCATCGACGTGCTTGCTGCCATCGCAAACGGGGAACTGTCCGTCTGGTTCCGCGCCCTGGACAGCAAATCGGACCGGGAGTGGACCGCCGCCATCCAGGGCCACAGCCTCACGGCGGGCGCAGGCTCCACCGACATCGTGCGATGGGGCGCCATTGCTACCGGCACCGCTGACTTTGACATTCACGAAGCGCACGCCATGTCTGGCGCCTCTGCCAATGGTGCGCTCGGGGGTGGGTTCACCAACCCGGACGACCTGTTTGGCCGCACCCTGTCTCGGCGTGGTCAGACCATTGGGATTGACGACGGTGTGCGGGTGGTCGCGGTCGATGGCTCTGCGATGGAGGGCGACACGTTCAACATCGACACGGCCTATGAGCACCCCATCGAGCGCATCCTGTACCGGGAGAGTCCCAGCCCCCGCAGCATGTGGCGGTCAGTGGCGGTCACATCGGGCAACACGCCCGAGCAGTTGATCCCCTTCGTGCTCAACACCGACGCCACGCTTGGTTCTGAGGAGCAGGGGTTTGGCTCCACGCTGCTCTATGCCACCTTCCAGGGTGTCAACTGGAGCGCCGGCAGCATCGACCGATGGGACACGGGCACCAACGCGTGGGTCACGGTGGCGACCCTCAACAACGCGATCAGCACCGCGTTCAGTCTGACCCGCCGGGGCAACGAGTTGATCGTCCCCAGCCTCCCGACGACGAGCAGCGGGCGATACTTCCGGGAGAATGAGTGCGCGGGCTGGACGGTGATGATGGGAACCACGTTCAGGCGGCTGACCGGGAACAGTGCGGGAACGCTGGCCAGCAACATCGACGGGGCTAAGCCCGTGTTTTTCCTGGCAGACATCGACGGGTCAGAGCCCACGACCACGACCATCACCCTGATTCCTGACAAGTTCTGCGTGACGTTCCACACGGACGGGGAGACGGGCGGCGGGTGGGCGCTGCGCATCGATGCGCAGAAGACGACGGAGCTTGACCTGCGATGCGGGCACTTCTCCATGGGCCGGGTGTTCGCGTTCGGCACGCAGTACGGGCGAGGGCGGGTCATCGCGTACGAAAGCGGCGACCTCACGGAGTCCACGATCAGCGGAGTGCAGCGTGCACGCAGGGCCGGTCCCGGAGGTCGCACCGTGCGGATTGCCTGGCCAGAACCCATCGACACCAGCCAACTCCAGGGCGCCACGACAGACCCGGACTACATCACCAGCACCAATGTCGCCGGCAACCTGCCTGTTGCTGCGCAGAAAGACCCGCCCTTGTCTCTGCGCGGCGTGCTGGAGCAGGTCGGCGCCAGAGACGCGATCACCTATCTGCCCTGTGTGCCCACCCCTGCCGGGACCACGCACTATCGGTTCTCGGACGCGTTCATGCTCGGGACCATCGCCAGCGCAGTGCAGGTTGAGAGCACGCTCGGTGATGAGTGCGACCCGACGACCGGGGAGTTGTTCCGGGTGGCCACCGTCGTGATCGAGGAGGTGCGCTGATGCCGCGCTACCCATCATCGGGGGACATGGCCAATGCGGTCCTGGTCTGGTGCCTCGATCTTCAATGGGGTGGCCGGACCTACCGGACCGCAACGGAGATGGTGGATCTGACCATGCCTGACGGCTCGGTGGTGTTCTACACCGACGGCATGTCAGAGCCGGACGTTGTTGACGAGGTCAGCCGGGAGGGCGTGCACGAATCGGACACGGTGCCGCTGTTCGTGCTGCTTGACGGGGTCGACGTTGCGGAGCGGGTGGCCCGCGGCTACCGTCTGGAGCAGGCGCGGGGGGAGCTGTTCGCCGTCTACGTCGATGAGCAGACCGGCGTACCGCTCCAGGCCCATGCGGAGCGGTACCGGTACCTGACAGGGCGCCTGTCCCGTCCCGTGTACGCCGACCCCAGCCGCACCGCCGGCTTCCTGTCCTTCACCCTGGAGGACACCCCTGCCGACGACAGCGTCACGCTGCTGAACGAGTCCGCAGTCATCAATGACACCACCCACCCCAGTGCACCATCCGAGATGGCTGGCAAGGTCTACCCGGTGGTGATCGGCACCCCGGGTGTGTTCCGCAAATCCGACGGTACTGAGTCCACCACCAGCGGCAGCCCGGCCTACCCGATCCTGACCCACGGCTCACCCTCGCACTATGAGCACCTGCTCATCGCAGGGCATGAGGTCGTGGCGGAAACGGTCACCGTTTTTGATGCGGATCGGGCGTCGGACACGTTCACGGTTCAGGAGGCTGTCGACGGACTGGGGCGGGTGTACAGCTACGTCGACATCCACAGCGGCAGCATCGACCGCAGCAGCGCGGAGTACTGGGTCTGCTGGAACGATGGCGGAGGGCTTCCTGACCCGTTCGCTGCGGGTGCACTGTCCGGCGTCGGCAGCGTGTGCGCGTGGGCGCTGCTGCGCTCTTCTCGCGAGGTCGACATCCCACGGTGGCTCATCGAGTCTGGCACCCTGGATCGGGTAGCGGTGGCGACGTTCATCAACACCCCGACCCTGACCCCGCTGTCATTCGTCACCCGACTGCTGGAGCCGTTCGGGACCGAGATTCGGTCGGGGCCAGACGGGCTCTACCCGCAGCCTCGGCTGCTCAACACGCCCAACGCGGAGGGCTTGCGCCTGCTCATCGAGGGGCCGGACCTGGAGCCGGCCGGCCCGCTGGTCACGCAGACGCAGCTCAGCGACGTCATTAACCGGTGCACGATTCGGTTCGCACCCCGGGCGCGCACCGGCGACTACAAACGCACCCTGACCGTGCAGGCAGACCCCGACCCGGACGATCCGGAGGTGTTCAGCGACGAGTACGCCAAGATCTCCGTCAACCGCTGGACGGCATCGACCGCTGCCAGGCGGGAGCAGTCTGAGGTGCTGGAGCTGGACTGGCTCTATGACGAGGCTGGCGCCGGCCTGATCGCCCGAGAGCGCATCCAGGTCAACGGGCTCGGATACGCAGAGCGCCCCTACACAGCACACCGCAACTTTGGATGGCTGCGCCCCGGCATGCAAGTCCGGCTGCAATCAGAGAGCCTGCATCGCACCTTCCTGGCCACTGTTCTTCTGCGGCGTTGGAGCGGCACGGGGTGGGACATCGTGTTTGCGCTGGATGATGACCCGATCCGGGCCAGCAGCCTCAAGAAGACCGGGGCATAGGCGCACCGTTTCCCAGCGTGCTACAGTCAAGACCCCAGACTGACTGATTGAACGAGGGGAGAAACAATGGCTTACGCCAACACCGTCACCGTGACCCGCAAGAACCGAGAGGTCGTGGTCACCATCACCGAGACGGAGTGCGCCGCCGGCAGCGAGGCGGACCCCATTGACCTCGGCTTCTCTCGCGGTCGCATCCTCCGGCAAGCCTGCGTCAAGACCGCCGGATCTGCCGCGACGGTTGACCCGATCATCGGCACCGCGACCAACCCCAGCGGGGCGAGCGTCGTGCTGGAGAACGACACCGCAGCCGCGACCGTGGACAACCAGATCACCGGAGGGGCGACCTTCAACGGCTCGGTCTTGTACCACCGCTCCAACCCGGCCAGCGCGACAGACAACAGCATCACCACAACCTACCACATCCTTGTTGGCTGGGGGCAGTAATGGGCGTCTCGCGACCCTCAACGGGTGGTCCGACCCGCCCGGGGCTGACGATTCCTGGGCAGGCAGTCGCTGCAGCCGCCGGCATCTCCACCCCGCTCTCCCTCACCGTCGCCAACGCTGGGAGCCAGAGCGGGACCGACTGGTCCGACTCCGGGGGGCTGCTTGTCGGCACATTCCCCGCCCTGCGCGCAGGCACGGTCGGCGTCAATCAGACCTCATGGGGTGGTGATGTTCTGATCTGGGACCTCTCCGACCTCTTCGGGGAGGACATCCTCGTCAGCGCATCCCCGGTCCTCACGATGGACTGGATCACCGACACCGGACCCGGCGAGGCGTCTGTGCTGGGGTTCGGGTTCTGCTCTGCGGCCAACCTGGCAGGGGCCAACATCGGCACGTCCTCCCGATGGTGCAACCTCTACAGCGACGGCATCTCGGAGGAGGGCATCAACAGCAAGCGGAACACCAACACCGGCCAGACCTCCAGCCTGCGCGCATCGCCGGGGCTGGTCCGCATCACGCCCATCCTCGTCAATAACAAATGGACATGGCACACGGTGACCCTGAACCACGGAGACACCGGAAACGACCCGGTGATCTCCCAGCAGACCCCCTACGACAACCTTACCGGGTCCAACAAGATTTTTGCCTGGCTCACAGGCGGGCCGGCGTCGGCTGCGGTCGGAGAGGTCGTCTACAAGGGCGAGTTGCAGGTCAACTACGGCGGGGGCAGATCGTGAGCGACCCGACCACCATCCTCGTCCAGCGCGCCCTCAGCAAGCTCGGATTCTCCCCGGGTCCGCTCGACGGGCTCAGCGGCAAGCGGACCAAGGCGGCTCTCGACGCCGCCAGACTGGCCGGCAAAGAGCCAGACCGCGCTCTTGCAGCCCTCACCGCATCCATCGAGGCCGAGGCGCTGCACATGCCGACGCTGGAGGAAATGCAGGAGTTTGAGCCTGCATTTCCCTCGGCATGGCTTAAGCCGCTGCGTACTGCCATCTCCTACGCCCACATCATCCCGGCCCGCCTGCCGATGTTCCTTGCCCAGCTCGCGCACGAGTCGGCAGGGTTCAAGACGCTGGAGGAGTACGCCTCGGGAGCGGCCTACGAGGGCCGGGCAGACCTTGGCAACACCCAGCCCGGCGACGGCGTTCGGTACAAGGGCCGGGGCGTCATCCAGCTCACCGGCAGGGCGAACTATGCCCGCTACGGTGCCCTGCTCAAGATCCGCCTTGAGGACAAGCCGACCAGAGCGGCCCGACCTGATGAGGCATTCAAGATCGCTGCGCTCTACTGGCTCGACCGCAACATCAACGCCCCGACCGACCTTGATGATCTGGAGACGGTGACCCGCAAGATCAACGGGGGGCTCAACGGGCTCAAGGATCGCAAGTTCCGGCTCGACAAGGCCCGGTCGGTTTTTCGACCCGGCGACGTGGCAGCGTCAGCCCCGCCGCCGGTCATCGAGGCGCCCGCAGACGACACCGACGATGACACCCCCACGGTCATCGCCCGCAACCCGACCCTCATCCCTGATGTGCAGCACCCGCCCGGCGCGCTCAAGCTTGAGCGGCAGCAGGACCGACTCCTGACAGAGCCCCGGACCGTACTCCCTGACTCACCCGTGCCGCCGCCTGCTCCCCGAGGGCGTGTCGTCGAGGTGCCGCTCACCGGCCACCTCGACGCAAGGTTTCACCGCTCCCCATCTCCCCGCCCGGCCATCCCACAGCCGGCACCCTCCCCC